AAAAGTTGCGTTCCAAAAACAGGGGGGGGGTGGCTCTGGAGTAACAGCAATGTAACTAATTATATTCATAGGTACTGTGCAAATCTTTTGTATTATTAAAAATAAAAAACAAAAAGTTGGTGAAGGGGTTGGGGTTGATTTGCGTTGGACTCCTGTTACTCCAGAGTCACTCCAGAGGACTCCAAATTGGAACGCAACTTTTTATCGGTAAAAAGCCCTGATTCTTTGCATTATTTGAAAAAGACAAATATAATCGTTGTATTATTTGAAAAAGACAGGTGAGTAAATGAGTGATTTTGAAAAAATACAAGAGCTGGAGCTTCGGATTCAACGCTTAGAGAATGTAATTTACAACGGTGGAAAGTCGAAACAAGGTGACAAATCAAGATTTGAATCACTTAATGAATTAGATTTGATGATTAAAAAGACACTTGAGAATAATGATCACCCGATACTGGATGGTCTTGACTTGGTGTACACCGAGAATTTATGTACGATTTTGGAGAACATGTATCCAGACATCTATTACTTCCAGTTTAATTCACTCACTGATGAGGGTGAGCGAACTAAGAAGATGCGTTCAATTGCCGCCAGGATGCGTAAGATTGGTTACGTGTCACTAAGAGCACGACACTACGATTCTTCACAGAAGCGCGGCCGCACCATTACCCGTTCGGTGTGGGTGCTGAATGATAGACATAACTATCGAGAGTTCCCAGAAACCGAATTAGCAGTGATCGCTAATGAGCACTGGAAAGCAGCGTTTAATAGAATGTATAACATTGAAGATGAGGTAACATTTAGATGATTAGATTTTTAGTGAAGCACAGACACATGATTTCAAATAAAAAAATGGACGACGTTATCTCTCGAGTCAGTGCGACATATCAGCATGAAGCACTGAGTTTACTGTGTGATCACTACAGTGATTTCACCAAGAAGGCAAGGAATCATGTGATAGGTTTGATCAAACCACCACAGAAACCACCGCGTGACGAGTTACTTGATGCTATTGATTCTATGATGGATTTCTGGGATGTTTTCGCTTTCGGTAATGAAAACAATGCTCGCGACATGGTGTATTCTGACATAGTTGATCTTTATGGTGCTTTGTACGGTAAAACTACTAAAAAGGAAGACATGATTGATTTGTTTGAAGATTTATGGGGGTCTGGATGGTGGAATAAAAGTTACAAACATAAAGAACTATTTACATTAATCGGCAAGTTTATTTACCCGCACCAATCACCATCCTTCCTATAATCTGGCACATCTATTGCACACTGGCGACCCTCAGACTAAAATGAGGGTATGGCCAGGAAACGACTTACACTAGCTGATATTTACGGTATCGGCATTCAAGACCCTAAGCGCGCTAACTTTGTGATTGAATTCTCGAAGGACTTCGACGCGCGCAGAGCTGCTGCTGTCTCAGGCTTCGCGGCTGATTACGGGTACAAATTGCGCGATGAGCCTGATATCCAGGCTGCATTGACACACATTCTTCAATACCGTCTTGACACCAGTCACATTGATGCTGAGTGGTTACTGTGGGAGCTTGTCGACAATCATCAGATTGCACGGGCTGCTGGTAACATTAGCGCCAGTAACACAGCACTCAATACGCTCGCTAAACATGCCATGATCGATGCATTTGCTGCTGAGAAAGTTGAGATAGCCGGTGATGAAGCGATCAAAGAGCGACTGTTACGCGCTCGCAAAAGGATGCAAGAATCAGACCAAGAAGAACCATCATTTATGTGAGGTGACCCATGAACCTGTTGAAGCCCATTCTCGGAATCATTGACACTGTTGTCGACAAGGCTATTCCTGATCGAGGTGAAGCTGCCAAACTCAAAGCATCACTGACACAGGCCGCTATTGGTCTATCTGAAACTGAGCTTCAAAGTCAAACCAGCATCATTGTTGCTGAAGCACAGGGTGAATCGTGGTTACAACGCAACTGGCGACCGTTGGTCATGTTGTCGTTTGCTGCACTTGTGGCTGCACATTGGTTGGGGTTCACCGCTGAAAACTTGGACAAAGAAGAAGTATTGTCTCTGCTTGAGATTGTTAAAGTGGGTCTAGGTGGCTATGTAGTTGGTCGATCTGCTGAGAAGACAATGAAAGCGTGGAAGGCTAAGTAATGCATTCCATAACCATTGAACCATGTACTGATAAGGAATTGTATGTGGTTCGAACATCATTCTGGGATGATGAGCTCGGATACATTGATGATTTGCATGTAGTTGACGCTGATGAGCTCGGTGAACTGTTGCTTCAGTACATGCCCTATTTACCTAAAAAGAAGAAAACACAACAACCTAAAACTGAGAAATCCAATGTTCGACCGTTCACCCGTTGCTAACGCAATGAGTCAAGGCATGTCTTCAGACGTGCATGAGTTCAACAATATGGACCTGAGACTCGCTGATGAGTGCGCCAGGTTTCATCATGATCCGCTTGGTTGGGTCATGTGGGCATTTGACTGGGGGTTCGATGATCTTGAAGGCTTTGATGGTCCCGATACGTGGCAGCGTGACTGGCTTATTGAACTTGGTAATAGTGTCACTGAAAATAGTTTTAATGGTGTTGATCCTGTTGATCCTGTTCGTATGGCTACTGCATCAGGGCATGGTATTGGCAAATCAGCATTAACGTCTTGGGTGATCCTGTGGATCATGTCCACACGACCCCAAGCGAAGGGTGTGGTAACAGCCAACACGGGCGAACAGTTACGCACTAAAACGTGGTCGGAGTTAGCCAAGTGGAAGTCACGGTGCATCGTGGGTCACTGGTTCGAGTTAAACAGTGGTAAGGGATCAATGTCGCTGTATCACAAGTCCTGGCCGGAGTCGTGGCGAGTCGACGCCCAAACCTGTCGTGAAGAAAACAGTGAAGCCTTCGCGGGTCTCCATGCGGCTAACTCCACCCCCTTCTACTTGTTTGATGAAGCAAGCGCTGTGCCAGATAAGATATGGGAAGTTGCTGAAGGGGGTTTGACGGATGGTGAGCCGATGTTCTTTTGCTTTGGTAACCCAACTCGTAACACTGGTCGATTCCGTCAATGTTTCAACATGCGTCATTTGTGGAAGTGTCGACAGATAGACAGTCGCACAGCGAAGATGACGAATAAGCGACTCATCAATGAATGGGCTGAAACATGGGGTGATGATTCTGACTTCTTTAGAGTTCGTGTACGCGGTGAGTTCCCGCGCGCAGGTGACGATCAGTTCATACCGGGTGATGCTGTAGAAGATGCGCGTAAACGTAGACCTATTTACTTGGGTGATGATCCATTGATCTGCGGTATTGATGTTGCCAGGGGTGGATCTGACAACTGCATGATTCAGTTTCGCCGTGGTAAAGATGCTAAGTCTGAAACTGTTTATCGGATACCGGGTGAAAAGGTACGCAACTCAATGTACCTTGTATCTAAATTGACAATGATTCTGGATCGTCATCGACCTGATGTGTCATTTCTTGATGCGACTGGTATCGGTGGTCCAATCGGTGATCGGTTACGGCAACTTGGATATAAAGTGATAGATGTTCACTTCGGTGAGAATGCCATTGAAGATTCTAAGTTTAAGAGTCGCACGGCTGAAATGGGTTATCGATGTCGTCAGTGGTTGTTTGACGGGGGTGCTATTGTCGATGATCCGTTGCTTGAGCAAGAACTGACTGATCGACTTTATGGTCATAACGACAAAGGTCAACTTGTACTTGAGCGTAAGGACGATGTTAAAGACAGGATAGGCCACTCGCCGGATTGGGCTGATGCTTTGTATTTAACCTTTGCCCAACATGTACCTAAGTTAGAAGATTCGCGCGGGTTCGATGATGCTGCGCCGTGGGCTCGTGAGGCGTTGAGTTCTCAAGATGAAGACTATGACCCGCTCGCGAATATGTAGTAGAATAGTGGCATACTGTTTGCAAACAATGAGGAATTGAGCCATGTGTTCAGGTGGATCACCACGAAGACCAGCCAAAGAACCTGAAGCACCTGTGGCACCAACTGCTGATTTAGAAGATCGTCAGCGCACGCGTAATCGTCAGCGTGCAGCAGCAGGTGGTACCATTTTGACCGGTGGTCAAGGTGTAACTAGCGCGGGTACGACTGAGCAAAAAACACTACTGGGGTCTTAAATGCCTACGATTAAGAGCTACAACAAAAGGCTTGAGGCTCTTAAAACTGAGCGCTCGACTTTCATTCCGCTGTACCGTGAGTTGTCAGATTATCATTTGGCACATCGTGGACGATTCTTAACGTCTGATCGAAACAAGGGTTATAAGCGGAATACACGCCAATATAACAACACATCGCGAATGTCATCACGCACGCTTGCGTCAGGGATGATGGCCGGTATCACATCACCAGCTCGCCCATGGTTCAAGTTGCAAGCCAGTGATCCCGACCTGAATAATAGTGCAGCAGTGAAAAATTGGTTGCATCAGGTTCAACAGACGATGTATCGCGTGTTCTCACAGTCAAACACCTACAACGCACTACACACGGTCTATGCTGAGCTGGGTGTATTTGGCACAGCACCAATGGGTGTGTTTCATGATTTCGACAATGTGATTCGCTGTAAGCCTTACACAGTAGGTAGTTATTGCATTGCGTCGAATGGATTCAATGAGATCGATACGTTTTATCGTGAATATGAGTTGACAGTTGCGGAGTGTGTTAAACAATTCGGAAAAGAGAATTGCAGTACTCACGTACAGCAACAATGGGAAAACGGAAACACTGAAGCGTGGATTCGTATAGTCCATGTTGTTGAGCCGAACGATGACCGTGACATGAATTCACCCATGGCTCGCGATAAGGCGTGGCGTTCTGTCTACTATGAGTATGAAGCTGATGGTCGCGGTGAAGAGAAGTTTCTACGTCGATCAGGTTTTGATGATGACCCTATTCTGTGTCCACGCTGGGACATCACCGGTGAAGATATCTATGCCACTGATTGTCCAGGTATGACTGCGCTCGGTGACACTAAGGCGTTGCAGCTCGGTGAAAAGCGTAAGTATCAAGCCATTGATAAAATGTCGAACCCTCAGCTTGCGGGTCCAGCAAATCTGATCAAGCGACTCAAGAATGCAGGCGTGGGTGGTCATGTTTCAACCGATTCACCGAACGAATCACTTGATTCAATCTATGGCAATTGGCGACCGGATTTAAACGCGATAATGCAGGATATCGCTGTTGTTGAGGAACGGATTAAACGATCATTCTATGAAGATTTGTTCTTGATGATATCAATGTCTGATCGTCGACAAATCACAGCACGCGAAATCGCGGAGAAACAAGAAGAAAAATTGTTAATGCTCGGTCCTGTGCTCGAGCGACTACATGCTGAACTGCTTGATCCGTTGATCGACCGAACTTTCAATATACTCACAAAAGCGGGTGTGTTGCCGTTGCCACCTCAAGAACTTCAGGGTTCTGAGTTACAGGTTGAATATGTGTCTATTCTTGCCCAAGCACAACGCATGGTTGCTGTGACAGGCATTGAAAGACTTGCTGGTTTCGGTGCTCAATTGGCTACCGTGTGGCCTGAAGCCCGTCATAAGATCAATGCTATTGAAATGATTGATGAGTATGCTGAGTCTGTCGGTGTGAATCCTCGCACAGTGCGTGCAGATGAAGAGGCTGCTGAGTTGAATGCTGCCGAGCAACAGGCTATCGCGGCACAACAAGCCAATGAACAAGCAGCACAGGCCGCTCAGACAGCTAAGACAGCATCTGAAACTGACATGGAAGGTGACAATGCATTGAGTACCATGTTGAGAAATGCGGGGCTTCAATGATTGGCCAGGCGAGAGATTTAGCGAAATCTGATACCAAGAATGATTCAGGCTTCAATTGGTGCTTGGTGACAGGAACCGCAGGCAGTCTTATAATACAACAAAGCGGCGGTAACCAAACGACTCTAGCAAATGTACCTGTAGGTGTATGGATACCTGTGGGTAATGCTACGAATATTCTAACTTCTTCAACAGCTTCTGGCTTAATGGTGGCGTGATGATTGCTTTAACTACAGAAAGTCCGATAGGTGGCATACGTTCATTTGTTGGCGAGAAAGATTTATTAATTATCGGTGATGGTTCAGTGGTGATTGAGAAATCATTGGACAAGGGTGAAAACTTCTACCCAATTACTGATCAATCCGGTGACATCGTGTTACTTGAGAGTGATGAGAGTGTGATCTATAACGCCAAGATTGAAAACAGCAACGGTGTAGTTCAGTATCGTGTTGTGTTGAAATCTGGTTCAGCAAGTTACGAGGTGGTGTAATGTTGACATCAAAGATCGGTGGATCAAAAGCACTCACTAAATTACTTGATTTATTGTCCAATGCGTCTGAGATCAAAGTGCTAATACAGCAGCTCGTGGAGCAAGAAGTCAAGACTAAAGCGGTACTTGATGACTTGACCAAAGTTGAGACTGTTGATGAGTATGTTCAGAATCTTCGTTTAGAATTGGACGCGGATATCGAAGCTCATCAGGGCAATCTTGCTGAATTTGCTGATCAGTTGGTGATCCATTCAGAAAAGGTCAGACAGCATGACGAGCATGTCGAGAAGTTGAAATCTGATCGTGAAGAATTTGAATCAGATTGTCAGAGTCGAACAGCGGTCCTTGATGAGAAGCAACTGATCCTCGATGATAAGCTTGACAAGGTTGCCGACCTCAAAGCGTCAACTGAGCATGAGTTAGAGCAGGCGCGGTCGCTGCGTGCTGAATATGAATCCAAATTGAAAGAGCTTCAAGATTCTGTGGCTCGATTGAAAGCGTAAATACGCTAATAACTGACGCTGATTTCGTGGGAGTTATACGAGCTTTGAGGTTAAAGCTGGAAGATTGGGTAGAAGAAAACGCAACTTGGAATCGAGATTTCAAAGCTAAAGAAATAACCCAATGCGGTAAAAGCGTTGGCGAGGGCCGATGTTTTGTTAGTCCATCCGAACATAATCGAGTTGTAAAAGAAAATGAAAGACTTAAGAAAAAGCTTAGAGCTTTATCGAAGGTTTTAAAAGATGAGTAAATGAAGTGGCATACAGCATTTCGGAAATAGACTTAGCACTGAACACGATAGGGATGACCAGCCCGATCCTAGAAGGTGCCACAGACCCGACATCTATAGGTGCTTCTTGGGTAATTATTAGAAACACAACTGGCTGGGATTTTGGTACGAATTCAACGTCCGCTCATCACGGCGGTAGAGTGACTTTGTCTTCCCCCGTTGATGTTTCTGCTTATGATTATTTGTACTTTGAAGGTGACTACACAGATTTTGGATCACTATCAAGAATTGAGTCATTAGCTAACGGCGGGCTTCGAGTTATATTAATTGATGGGTCAGGCAATTGGGCGCGTTATAACTTTCATGGATCAGAGTTTCCCACAAACTCAGACAATATCGGTTGGAGAGACTTTTCTTTTGTTGGCGGGAGTAGGTCGCCGAATATATACGTTAATCTAAGCCGGACACCCGACGCGTCTGGCGGGGTGATAGATTTCACAGATGTCACCGCCATAGAGTTGCATTGTGTGCCTGCGTCAGGTAGTGATTATGATTTTAAAATTGGCGCAGCAAGTTTTGTAACTCTTCCGATTTTGACCGGAGGCTCTGTTGGATCACCTCTCGATTTTTCAGAGTTTAAAGCAGCATGGGCGTCTCTATCTAACAATCCTTTTAGAGCGTGGCAAGAATTGATAGGAAACCATTCTGGCATTCAAGGCGATGTGTTTAGTGTATGGGTTGCGGGGGATGTTGGAGACGGGAGTACAGAAACTCACTTCTCGACAAATTCCGGGACACTGGCATTTTACCCACCAAACGGCTCGTTGGTGCCTGCAGGTCCATGGGTTTTATTAGATGATGATTTTTCTAGAAACATAAACATTATTCAGTCGTCTTTAGACTCGTTTAGCTTGACTAACTACTCATTGACCTGCGCTGATGATGTGGAGCCTAGCTATTCACTGGTGTTCTCAGGTAGTTCCTCCGCGTTCGCAGTGATAGACAAGTGTAATTTTTTAGCGTGCAAACAGTTGGTCGTCGGTCACGCCACTATTTCAGATTGCATTTTTACGGGCGGTCGGGAGATTGTAGTTAATCTAGATAGCTCAGTACAAAGCACGGTCATTAGGAACACGTATCCGGGCGGCGATGGGTTGCGCGTGGTTGGCGGTCCGGGTGACTACTCTAATGTTCAGATTACGGTAGAAGATAGTGTTGTAATTTCTGCTGACTCTGCGGGTACGTATGACCTTCGCGGCATTCGCACCCAAGGCCAGACGATAAACATCGAATACGAAGGCTCGAACACGATAACCGTGCAGCTCGATCCGTCTGTTACAGCTACTTGGTCTAGTACCGGTGGTGGAACTGTGATCATTGACAACGCAACCACAGTGTCAGTAAAGGCAACGGTCAAGGAGTTAGACGGCACAGACATTGTGGGCGCTCAAGTGTACCTGGAGGCTGATTCAGGCGGATCCTTACCGGCTGGTGCGTCAGTCACTATTACGCGCTCTGGATCCACAGCAACCGTGACACACACAGGCCATGGTCGTGCGACCAGCGATAAAATCACTATTCGTGGATCCAACCAGGATGCGTACAACGGGCTCAAAACCATCACGGTAACCGACGCGAACACCTACACTTTCACTGTAAGCGGTACGCCTACCACGCCGGCAACTGGTACGATAACAGCTACGTCGGTGATACTGGACGGCACAACAGACGCTGATGGTAAAATTGAAGACGCGAGTTTTGTTTTGTCAGGTACACAACCGGTGACGGGCACCGTGAGAAAATCAACGACCTCACCATTCTTTAAACCTTCACCAATGTCAGGCAGCATTACCATATCTGGCTTTGATGCAACTGTATTTCTAACATCGGATGAATAAACCATGGCTATAGAAGACGATTTTAGTATTGCCGCCAACGGTGACATCAGGCACGTATCAGGATCAACCACGTACACCGTGCTTGAGTTTCACCGTTACTTGGCTGCACATGCAGACGACACGACATCGAGCGGTGATGACATATTGGACATCACCACAGATGTCACGCAAGCGCCGTCAACGCGTAACTTTGACACGATTATTGTTCTGAATGGAAACTACAACATCGACGATACGGCTGCTCAGTATTTGTATGGCGGCTCAATTAGTCAGAATGGGGGTAATACGCTTTACTCTGGGCTACAAATTATTGGTTCAGTAAATAACTCAAGCACGGCGCTACAGGTTATCCAGAATAATGCCAAATTAACGTCATTCTGGGGTGATCAGTCGTCAGGTGGTTATAACGGTGACTCAGCAGCCGGAATCCTCGCGCGCTTCCTCGTTAAAACGCGCGATGCTGGTTCGGATATTGACGGCAAGCGCGTGCGTGTGCAAGCCAGGCATTGGGGTGATTCGTTCGATTTCTTCAACGCAACGCTTGGCGTGGGTGAGAACGTGGCGGCGCTGTCTACACAGGCAGATGGCCAGAACGACACAGCAGTAGGCATAGTCGGTGCTTATACACACGTAACCAACACCGAAGGTTTTCAGACCATCGACTTAAACAACGGTAACGGAGCCCAAGAATATTACTCACAATGGACATTCGGCGCTGACACTTCTGGGGATGGCCTTAAAGGAATGTATGAGTATGTGAAATACATACAGCGCACCGGTACAAGTGAAACGATCCACGGCATCAATGGCGAGCTGTTTCTAGGTATTACGCACTCGTGGGTCTATGATGGCGAATCAGGTGGGCCGTTCACTGAAGATGAAACGCTTAGCTGGGGTAGTGGCTCAAGTGCTGGCACAGGGCTTCTTCTTGCGTTAGACGACGACGGTACCACAGGCAACATGTATATCCAGTTGTTGACGGGGGTAGCGCCTACCGATAATGAGACTATTACGGGTGGCACTTCATCTGCTATATGCTCAGTCAATGGCACACCTACATCACGAACCGTGCCTAAGTCGTCACTGATTGGTAACTACACGGGCTCGCTTGTGGGTGCTTATGGTGTTGGTGTTGATTCAGGTGATTTGTCCTCATCTGACCAGGTAACTGACTTGTCAGGCACTACGCAACAACCACCTAACAACGTGACTATCCAGGTCAGCGGCGTTGTATCTGGCGAAGATTATGTGCTCGTTGGGCGTGATCGCGGTGATCATCATACGCTTGATTATGATAACGAATCAGGCGGACCATTCACGCTAGGCGAGTCATTGAGCTGGCCTAGCGGTACTGGATCCCTGGAAAAGCTAACCGATGGTGGTACAACCGGCTCAATGGAAATACGTCTGCTCACGGGGGTGGTTCCTACCGATAATGAGACTATTACGGGCGGTAGCAGCTCGGCAACAGCAGACACAAACGGTACACCTGAGTCTAAGGCGTTCTTAGAAACGGACACCTATTCATTGGCTGCGGGTAACACGTCAGGTAATGGCACGCTGCTGGTGAAAGAGACTATTTCAAATGATGAGCCAAGCTCTGGCTTTGTGCGTGTGTGGAATGCGACTAACACCAGTTTTGATCGATACGCTTATACAAGCTTTAGTGGATCCACTTTTACGTTATCTGGTACATTAAGTCAGAGCTATGTGGAAGATGACGATTGCTTCGTGCCATTTATTGATGAGGCGGTGTCAGCATCGAGTGTGTCGAATACGATTGTGTACAGCTCTAACATTGACCTAGTGGGCACGGTTCGTGATGGTGGATCCACACCTATTGTGCCTTTCCCTATAACCGGTACACTCACGAGTAGCGGTTTCTCGGTGTCAGCAGTGAGACAGGCAGATGTGTAATGGCGGTCGCATACACAGCAACAGTAAACGGGTACAGCTACCAGTTTGATTGGTTGCTGCAATTCATCTACACCGACTCGACTCTGGATTCAATACCGGTAGAGGATTTGTGGACGGCGATCAAGGAAGCTCAGGCCTCTCAGATTGGTGTTGTTGAGGAGCGCATTGCGTCCGCATCCGGCTTGGACGAACTGGATGACGGTATTGAAACCTTCCTAACGATGCGGCTCTACGATGAATGGGAGATTCGATCACTTAAGTCATCTGGCAAGGTCGCCACCCGTGGTGGCAACATCGTAAAAGAAAATAAAAAGGATCCCTTCTTCGATGACGGAACTATATTTTATGTCGCCTTTTTCTCTCAGGCGGGTGTTAAGACCACAATATCAACTGGTGGTAGTGCTTTAACCCCTACAGAAAGTGCTAAATTGCTTAGTTTACCCAGTGCGACACAAGTGGTTGATGAATTTGAGGCACAATCGCAAGCAGATCCCACAGGATTCCAAGTGAATGTTAAGGAAATGAATGACGCCGAGGTGTTGGGATCGGGTACAAATGCAGATAAATGGCGAGGTGAATAATGTTTGACAGTAATTCGTTTGATACTAATTCATTTGATATCGAGTCTTGGTATTTCGACAACTTGTTTCCACCGAGCTTCCTTGGCGGCGGCGGTTGGCCACTTGGTGTATTTTACGCGGATGCCATGTTACGATGAGTAGCAAAGATGATGCCAGATCTGTTGAGGTAGTTGAAATAGCTGCTATAATGAGGACTGAGGGTGGTCGTAATGTCGTGCGTCGATTGCTTGTTGGTACTGGATACTTTGGAAGTACATTCGATGAAGATCCAATCAAACACGCATTCAATGCTGGAAGACGACAGACAGGAATCAATTTAGTCGAAGAACTGAAAGAAGCTGCCCCCGGTGAATTTAAATTAATGCTAAGGGAGCATTTTGAAGATGAGTGAGAACGCAGAAAATACAGATAACACATCAGACGATGGGCAACTATTGACTGATGTAAAAGAACCGGAATCATCTGATAGTCAGTCAGGTGATGAAGGAACCGCCGCTGGCAACGACGGTGGTACTGCCGACACCGATAAAGGTGAAGGTGATGCTACTGCTGGCGAAGGTGACGCTGAACAATCTCTCGACGCTTATGCCGACCTTAAAGCGCCAGAAGGGATGGACATTGATGCGGACACTCTAGGGAAAGCCACACCTCTTTTTGAGAAGTACGGTCTTTCCAAAGAAGCTGCTCAAGAGTTTGTCGACTTCTATGCTTCTGAGATCCAGGCGAGTTCACAGAGACAAGCGGAATCTTTCGATCAGCTAAAGCAGGACTGGCTTGCTCAAACTAAGGGTGACAATGAGATCGGGGGTGATAAGCTCGATGAGCATGTCAAAGTCGCTCGAATTGCACTTGATAAATTTGGCACGCCGGAATTGACAACGCTGTTGAATGAATTCGGACTGGGCAACCATCCCGAAATAATTCGCGCTTGGGCGAAGGTCGGTCGACTTACGCAGGAGGATAACCCTGGTAACAGTGGTGGTTCACCGAGTGAGAAGAAAGACCGGGTTTCAATTCTCTATCCTAACTCGTAAATGAGGGTGATCAAATGGCGACATTAGGCGCATCATACGTCGATCTGATCGACATTTATAAGCAACAAGACGGAAACGGTCAATTCGTTGAAGTTATTGAAATGCTTATGGAAATGAACCCTGTTCTCGACGACGCAATTGCTGTGGAGTGTAACAAAGGCACCACACATCTGCACACCGTTCGAACAGGTTTACCAACTGTAACATGGGGTAAGTTGTATCAAGGTATCCCACAAAGTAAATCGCGCACCGCGCAAGTTGAAGACACTACCGGCTTCGTTGAAGGTTTGAGTACTGTTGACAACCGTTTGCTTGAAATCTCCGGTAACCCTGGAGCGGTTCGACTTTCAGAAGCCATGAGCTACTTGGAAGCAATGAACCAAGAAGTCGCAAGTAAACTATTCTACGGTGACACTGCGTCAGATCCTGAAGAATTCATGGGCTTTGCTCCACGATTCAATGATCTTTCTGCATCAAACGGTAATCAAATCATCGACGCCGGTGGTACTGGTTCCGACAACACCTCAGTGTGGTTTGTGACTTGGGGTGACAATCAGTGCTGCTTACTGTATCCAAAAGGTACAAAAGCGGGTGTTACTCGTGAAGACATGGGTAAACAACGTGTCACTGACGGTAACGGTAACGCTTACTACGCGATGGAAGAAAAGTTCACTTGGCATGTCGGTCTTGCTGTTAAAGACTGGCGTTATGTGGCTCGTATCGCTAACATTGATGTTAGTGACATGGCTGCTGGTTCAGTGGCGCTTTACACTTTCATGCGTCGAGCGTACTACCAGTTGCAAAATCGCCGCGTAGCAGGCGGTAAAGTGTGCATCTACTGTAACCGTGATGTACTCGAAGCATTGGATGCATTGGCTACAAACGCAGGTGCAAGTGACAACTTTGTTCGCTTGAAGCCTATGGAGATCGAAGGTAAAGAGGTCATGACGTATCGCGGCATTCCAATCCGTGAGACTGATGCACTTCTTAATACTGAAGCTCGCGTAGTCTAAGTGGTCGCAGCCTTCGGGCTGCTTTGATTTTAATTGAACGAGAAGGTGATTCATTATGATATTATCAGCCGAACAACTGTTCTCGGATGATCAAGCGATCACTGCGACCGCTGACTCCACGAACGTGATTGACCTCGGTGCTGCTGGCACACCATATGATGCTGCTGCCGCACTTAACCAAGATATCGGTAAAGGTGCTAAAGTACCTATTCTGATTCAGGTTACCGAGGATTTCGACAACCTAACTAGCTTGACGATCTCTATCGCCAAGGGTGCCACTACTGCACTAGGTACTAACATCATCAGTAAAGTGGTTCCACTTGCTGATTTGGTAGCTGGTTATCAGTTCCCAATCGAAGTGCTTCCGAACGAATGTGACGAACGCTACTTGGGTATTGAGTACACAGTAACTGGTACTGCACCGACAACTGGTCGCATTACAGCAGGTATCACTGCTGGCAATCAGACCAACGTCACTGGTGCGTAATAATTAAGAGGGTCGTAAGACCCTCTGTCATTTATTTCGGAGAGATCAATGCCATCCTATCGAGTCAAACAAAAAGGTTACTACGGCGGTAAGATTTACGATCCTGAAGGTAAACGTCGTACTCTTGTTGTTGATAAACCTTTCGACAAAAAAACAATGCCTTCATGGGTAGAGCCTATCAAAGAGGTTTCACCGGTGAAAGCGGATGAAGGTGTAAAAGCTGCGGATTTGAAAAAGCAACTTGATGACCTGGGTGTCGAGTACAAAGGCAACGCCAGTAAAGAAGTACTTCAGGAACTGCTGACCAAAGCTCAAGACGAACAGAACCAACGCGATGTCGATGCTGCTGTGAACTTCCAAGAAGCTCCGTCATTGTCTGGTCCAGTTGAGACACTGTAACCTATGACTTCAGAAGTCGAGATCTGCAACCTTGCACTGTCGCATATTCGTGCTACCAGCATCAATTCGTTGACTGAGCAGAGTCTTCAGGCTCAACAGTGCAAGCTTCTTTACCCCATCATGAGAGATCAGGTGATCGAAGACGCACCGTGGCAGTTTGCTCATGTTGTGGAAGCGCTCGCAGTCTTGTCTTCGGTTGATATCTTTAACTGGAATTATGCGTACCAGTATCCGTCGAATTGTCTTAAGATCAATCGATTGATGCTAAATTGGGAAGAAGTGCAAAATGATCAAGCGATATATGCCGCTCGACTTCGTGATCTTGGACTGACTTTCCCAGACCTGAAACAACAGGTTGAATACAGTATTTACAATGTTGATGGTAATCGAGTCATTGCAGCTAATGAATGCGAGTTACGCGTCGATTACGTCAAGAAGGTGACTGACCCCAATCTATTTAGTACTCAATTCGTCATGGCGTTATCACATCTACTCGGTGCCGAACTTGCTGTACCGATTGTCGGTGTTGATAAAGGTCGTGCTTTGCGTTCTGATTCACTCAAGATGTATAATGCCTACATTGAATCTGCTGCTGCTGCAAATCAAAACGAACAATACTCACACACACCAGATAGCGAATACATATCGATAAGGGGGTAACATGGCGCAAACGATAAAGCGCAGTTTCACCGGTGGTGAAATCTCCCCAAGTCTGAGATCCCGAGCCGACTTAGTAAAATACACAAGCGGTTTAGCGTTATGTCAGGATATGATTGTACGGTCGCAGGGTGGAGCTTACAGTCGCCCTGGTACCAAATATATCGGTGATGTTGATGATGAAACGCGTCGACCTCGATTAATACCTTTCAGCTTTAATACCGAGCAAACCTACATTCTCGTTTTTGAACACCTGAAGATGAGAGTCATCCGCGATGGTGGTTATGTTCTCGACGGTGTTGGTCCGGCAATCTATGAAATTGCAACACCGTATCAAGAATCAGACCTAGCACGATTGATATTCACTCAAGACGCTGATGTGATGACGATCACCCATCCAGACTATGACCCGCGTGATCTCAGTCGAACGGGTGATGATTCTTGGTCTTTGGACGTTATCGACTTCGACCCCCCTATATTACCACCCAGTTTCACCTCTGATTCTGTTGCGACCATTACCGGTATCACACAAGCCAACCCTGCAACCGTGACAACCAGTGCCGCGCACGGGTTTACTACCGATGACGTGGTGTTCATTGAGTCGGTAGGTGGTATGACTGAATTGAATGATCGAGGCTTCAGAATCGTTGTCACCAGCACCACTGAGTTCCAATTAATAGGTGAAGATTCGTCTGGATATGGTGCGTATACATCAGGTGGTACCGCGACTAAAGGTGGTCTAGTTGCTTTTGGTGATGGTGCTGGAGATTTTGATAAAACGTACAGTTACGTGGTAACAGCGGTCGGTGCGGATGGTGAATCAGTAGCATCTGTTTCAAACACAATCACGACAGCATCATTGTCTGTGACTGCTGCTGTTCGATTGACGTGGGAAGCCGTCGACAAAGCTCAATACTATCGTGTATATAAAGACCCATCAAACGGTACTGGAATTTATGGTTGGATTGGTGATTCTAAAACGACACAGTTTGATGATTACAATATTGCACCTGTAACATCAGATGCACCCCCTGAAGATAGAGTGCCGTTCAAGGCAGTGTCAGCGACAATCACCGGGGTCACCCAGGCAAATCCTGCTGTAGTTACTGCTGCGAGTCACGGGTTCAGTGATGGTCAGAATGTTGAGATCACAGGTGTTGCTGGGATGACTGAGCTTAACGGTAACACCTACGTGATTACCGTGATTGATGATGATTCATTCAGTCTGAACAATACTGACTCATCTGCTTTCACCGCTTACACGTCAGGTGGTACCGCAACTAGGACAAACAATAGACCCTCGTCGGTGACGTATTACCAACAACGCCGCGTGTTTGCAAATACCCGCGAAGAACCTCAAACAGTGTTCACTACGCAAATTGGTGTTTACGATTCACTTAGATCATCGGTGCCAGCGCGTGATGATGATGCTGTAACTTTTACAATCAAAGGTCGCGAAGTCAATGAGATTCGTCACATGGTTGACATCGACGGACTGGTGTTACTGACATCTGGTGCAGAGTGGCGTGTCACTGAGGGTCAAGATCAAGTATTAACACCTTCCACCGTTGGTGCACGAATTCAATCTTATTACGGTGCGTCATGGGTGCCGCCTCAAATCATCGGTGATACTGTCATTTTCATTCAGGAGAAAGGTGCCAGGGTTCGTGACATCAAGTATGAGTTTGTCGATGACAAATACTCAGGTACAGATCTCTCAATCATGGCCGAACATTTGTTCGAAGATATTGAGATCGAGGAAATCACGTACTCACAGGAACCATTCAGTATCATTTGGATGGTGCGTAACGACGGTCGAGTTCTCGGGTTAACATATCAGCGCGAGCATCAAGTATGGGCGTGGCATCAGCACGACTTTGGTGGTGTGGTTGAATCGATAGCTTCGATCAGTGAGGATGGTCGTGATGCTGTTTATATGGTCGTTAAAAGAACCATAAACGGGTCAGATGTTCGTTACATAGAACGAATGGAACCACGTTACACCAGTGCTGCTGAAGACGTGTGGGCTGTTGACAGTGGTCTTCAATACGACGGCGCGGCTATTACAACCATATCCGGTTTAGACCATCTTGAAGGTGAATCTGTTGCTGTAGTTGCCGATGGTAACGAGGTGAAAAACCTCACAGTATCAGGCGGTCAGATTACGTTACCGCGTGCAGCGTCGAAGGTGGTCGCAGGATTAGCGTTTACACCGGTGATCGAGCTGCTTGATATGGACACGTCGTCTACTGCTGAGACACTTAATGGGCGTGAAGTATCCGTGTCTCGTGTTATAATTGAGGTTGAAAAGTCTCGCGGTGGTTGGGTTGGTCCCAAAAAAGACGATGGTTCCACGGGTGAAATGTTGGAGATCAAACCCAGATTTGATTCTGACGGGTACGATCCTATCGCACTGAAGACATTTAAACAAGAAATATACATTGATCCTCAATGGAGTAAAGGCGGCGGTATACGCATCGAACAGCGAGCACCGTTCCCATTGGCGATCCTTTCGGTGATACCTGAAGTCGATGTCAGTTAAATTTGTTGAGCCAAACTTTGATCGTCTGGTTCATATCTCGGAAAACATGAGAGAAGCGGATCGGATTGAAGTTTGGGCTTCTCATAAAATGACACCGATTGAAGCGGTGATCAACTCTGTCGAACTGTCAGACATGGTGTCGGTCGCGGTATATAAAACTAAACCTTGTGCTGTATTTGGTTTAGTTAAACGTGATCTTCTGACAGGTACAGGGTGTCCGTGGTTGTTGGGTACCGATGACATTGATCTGTGCAAGCGTGATTTCATTTTGCACACGAGAGAAGGTGTCAAGGAAATGCTGACACACTGTCGCCGGTTGGAGAATTATGTACATGTGGCGAATACAAAAAGTATCCGTTGGTTGAAAACAATGGGTTTCAAGTTTGGGAAACCGGAACGACTTGGCTTCAATGGTGAGTATTTTGTCAAGTTTAGTTTGGAGAATTAACAATGTGTAATCCAGCAGCATATTGGGCAGTAGCAGCGGTCACCGCGTACAGCTCATATGAACAAGGTCAACAGCAGAAAAAGACCAATCGATACAATGCTCGCGTGCTTGAGAATGAAGCAATTCGCACCCGTAACAAAGGCACCATTGAAGAAAATAAACGTCGTGAAAAAGTACAACAGTTGATCGCCAAGCAGCGAGCAACCACGGCGGCATCCGGTGTGGATGTGAACTCAGGTTCACCGTTACAGTTACAAGAAGATGCGGCGTTACTGGGTGAAGTGGACGCACTTACTACTCGTCAGAACTATCAAGATCAAGCTGTCGCTAAAGATAATCGCGGTGACTTACTCAACATTCAAGGCGATAATGCAGTACGTAGCGGTACCATTGGTGCAATCAGCACACTCGGTAGTGCATCGTTTGGTAACGCAGACGCCGGTGTTTCTAGTGTCTGGTACAAACAAGACAGTGCTGCCAATCAAACAACGACAACCCCATAAGGTGAATCATGCCAACGATACCAAGATATGACGGGTTGCAAGTTGAACAGCAAGTTGTTTCTCAACCATTAGCTAATGCGCCTCAAGATCCCAATAATCTGAAAGCTGTTCAACAGTTTGCTCAGAGTTTTCAAGCTGATCAAGTTCGCATCGCCGATACTGAGGCTGAAGAAGCTGTTGTTGCCTTCGAGCGTGAGAAGAACAGCATGTTCTTCAATCCTGAGAACGGGTACTTCAACGCGCAGGGTCGTGATGCTTACGACCGCGCACCGCAAGTCACTCAAGATCTTGAAGCACTTAAGCGTAGTTACTCTGAGGGTTTGAGTTCAGATCTTGCACGACGATCATTTGACCGGGTAGCTGGTCAACATGTGACTCGCGCTAACCAGGATATACTTCGTCATTCGAGTAAGAATCTTAAAGCGTGGGAAGCGAGCACGATTAATGCTCAGGTTGAGAATACTATCGAGAACGCATCACTATACTGGAACGATCCAAAACGTCTTGATGTACAGCGTCAGCTTGGTCGTAACAGTGTTCTTGAGAGTGCGAGAATCGAGGGTTTAAGTCCAGAAGCAACTGCTGAAAAACTTCAAACTTACGAATCATCTTTCGCCAGTTCAGCGGTGGAAGCTGCTGTTGCTCAAGGTTCAGAGCAAGGTCAGGAAACTTTTGATCGTTACAAAGATCGATTGGAAGGGCCGGATCAAATCAAAATGCAATCTATCATAAGCAAGAAACGTGCCGCTGAAAAAACTGCCGCAGACTCCAATACAGCCGTACTTCATGCAAGTAATCTTGTCAATCGATACGGAGACGCGAATGATGCACGGTCCCAGATTATCGAAGAAGTGAATCAAATCGAAGATCCTGAACTTCGCAAGAAAACAATGAAAGAAGCGCAATTTCAACTTGATGCCAAGATGAAAGCGGACTCTGAGGAACGTGCGGCCACTTTTGAAGCTGGGGAAAACTTCATAATCTCCGGTGGTTCTGTTGATCAATTCATCATGCAGAACCCTGATGAGTGGGAGAAACTAACACCCAAACAAAAACGCACCCTTCAATCAGGTGCGTCGATAAGTACTGATTATGTGCTACTTTCAGATCTACTCACATTACCAAAAGATAAACTCGCCAAAATTAACCCCACCGATCATTACGATAGTCTTAGTCAGTCTGATCGCACTAAACTTATTAATGCGGTGAAATCTGCTCGCCAGGGTGGTGTGGATCATCAGACCGGTAGAACACGAACATCAGAAACCACAGCAGCTATTGAACAATTGTTCGGTAAGAAAAAAAACTGGAACAAAAAAGAAGTTGCTCAGGTTAATGAGTTGTATGCGGTCATTGACGATCAGGTTCAGTTTCTTGAGCAACAGAAAGGCTCACCGCTGGACTCATCCGAGTACACCGAGATGCTGAACAACATGACTCGTAAAATCGTCAAAGAGCGTGCATTCTGGTTCGATAAGGAAGAAGATTTGACAGATATTCCTGCTGAAGATTTGCGAGTCATCAGTAATTACCTGCATAATAATAACATTTCTGCAACAGCAGAAAATATACTAAAAGCATTTGAACAGGCTTCTCAATGACAACACTAAATCTTGATAATATTGATCTCGGTTCTTTCGGTCCAACTGGCGACCAATCCTCGGATGTTGAAACGGTTGTCAGAGATCAACAAACAAGACAGTTGAACGCGACATTGGGTGAAGCGATTAAAGTCAACCCAGACCAGCACGCGCACATCAATAAGCTATCGAGAGAATCAGGCATCCCAGTTGACGCTGTGGAAACTGATGTACAGAGTGTCGAGACTGATCTGAAGTTGAATCAGATCGATCTACGCGGTATGACCCGCACCAACCCAACGACAAGTAAGTTCTTAAGTGACTTCGACCGTGCGGCTGTTTCTCACGATGACATTGAAGCGTTGAAGTCACTCGAGAATACAGTCAAGAACCAAAACAGCTACTTCGGAAATGTGGCGCGCGGCGTTGCTGAACGTGCGACAGAACTCACTGGCTCGCTGTACGCGTTCGCATCTCAAACGGGTGCTGCACTCGACGACAAAATGTCACTCGGTGGCTTCGTGTTCGAAGATTCATTACTGCCGCGCTATGTCGCCCCTGATGAATGGGAGCGACTCCAAGAAACAGGCATGGAAGATTTAGTTGCCCGTACTGGCGGGATACTCAAAGCTACTGATTTCGGGTATGTACCGCAGGCGACATGGGAAGACACCAAAGAAGCTTACGCTTCTGGTGACGTATTGGATGCAGCGGGTGCGACTCTTGCGTTTGGTTTCGAACAAGGTACACACTCACTCGCGGACATGGTTGCTACGGTCTACGCGTTACCGACATACATTGCGGCACGCGCTCAAGAAATAGGTGAAGCACGCGCTGAGAACAAAGGGCTGGAAGAGGCGACTATTCAGGAAACACTGGAGGCTGCACCGTTCGCGGTTGGTTCCGCGCTTTTGGAACGGATATTACCTTCTAAAATATTTCAGGGCATGCCTGATAAAGAAATCGCACAAACAGGGCGTGATATTCTAGAAGTGTCCAGTGATCGATTGAAAGAAGTGCTCAAAGACACTGGTTCGGGTTTAATCACAGAAGCATCAACCGAAGCTGTGCAGGAAGGTATAATTGAATACATCGCTGAAAAGTACGGTACAGACGCGTCGATGTCATTGGCTGAAGTGTTTGACCGAGGGTTGGCGGGTGCCGTTGGTGGCGGTGTAACCGGTGGTATATTCGGTGGCACGGCTTCAGCAACTAACATTACCATTAACACTAATGCACAGCGTAAAGCTGATGCGGCATTGCGGAAATTGGCAACTGATTCAGCACAATCAACCGCTGAACAAAATACAATCGACTCACTGAATGAACAAGCACAAGCTTCCAAGTTACGCGAACGCGACCCTGAAGCATTTCATCAGTTCATTGAACAAAGCGACGGTGACAATAACACTAATGTGTTCATTGATGCTGTGCAAGCCAAGCTCTATTTAGCTGATAAGAATGTCGAAACTGACCCAGCGCTTCAGTTGCTTTCTGATCGAATCAATGAGGCCGCTGTACTCGGTGGTGAAGTGACTATACCTGTCGCAGATTTTGCGACAACCATTGCTGGTACCGAGCACTTCGATAACCTCAGAAACTTTATGACGTTGAGCGGTGAAACAACTGCACCTTTTCGTCAGGAACAAGTACAGCAAGAAACTCGAGACTACGTGACCACGTTACTCGAGGAAGCCCAAGAGAACGCGACACAGTTTGTCGAGTCTCAGGAAATCTTTGAATCCGTGCGTTCTCAGCTTGTTGATACCGGTATGGTCAATGAGCAAAATGCCGGTGTGATGGCTCAGATTGTTCCAGCGTGGGCGACTGTGTACGCGCAGAAGAACGGCATCACCGTTGCTGAAGCTTATGAGCGATCAGGTTTAGTTATTGAAGGACCGCAGACAGGTGTCGCTGAGTCATTGCAGACTGAGCAAGTAAGACCCCCAATCATTCCTGAAGAACAGATTCAAGAACGCATTGTAGACCGTGAATCGGTTCCAGATCGTCGGACTCCATCGGCAATTGCCGTCGAAACGGAACAACGCGGTGAAGATCGTCGCCAAGATACTGCGCGTCGTAATCGCATTGCCGACATGACGCCTGAAGAACAATACCGTGCCATTTATACCAATGAGTTGACCGGGTTAAATAATCGCCGAGCTTTTGAAGAAGACTTGGTTGATTCACCAATTGTAGCCAGCATCGATGTAGACTCGCTTAAAACAGTCAATGACAATCTTGGTCATGACTCAGGTGACCAATTACTCAAAGTCGCTGGTAAAGCCATACACGAAGCTACAGGTGGTAAGGCGTATCACATCAGCGGCGATGAGTTCTATGTACTCGGTGACAATCAAGCCGAGATAGAAAGCAACTTAGAAGCTGCTCGACAAGCGTTAAGCAGCTCAGTTGTTGCTTCCGATAAGGGTCAATTAACCGGTGTTGATTTTACATACGGTTTCGGAGATACCAAAGAGGCTGCTGACTCCGCTATGGAGCAGGCAAAAACTGATCGGGAGTCAGCCGGCGAACGCGCTTCCCGTGGAGAGTTGCCTACTGGTTTGCAGTTGAGTGAGCAGTTTCAACAGACCATCGATCAAACTGAAACTGAAGAATTTCGTGAATGGGCGGGTACATCTGATCCAGTCATTGAACCAGACGAAATAAACGAAACCGACTTCAGCGGTGAAGGACCATTCGTTATGCGTGCTTACCACGGTACGACTCACAGTTTCGAGGAATTTGACGCATCGCTGCGTGGTAACCTCGAAGGTCAATTCGGTGCTGTAAATTATTTCACGTCCAGTGAATATGATGCTGATCGCAATTATACCAGTGAGGGTCCAGATTTAACCATTCGTATTGAGCAACGCGCTGAGGAATTAGCAAGTAAATTAGATGACATGGCTGAAGAAACACCAGATGTCGCTGAACGAATGGTTTCTGAATTAGGTCTTGTTGTAAGGGATGTTACCGATCATGATTTAGTTGCGAAGGCGATAGCTGAAAGAGAACTATCCGGTGAAAGTGAACAAGTCATGGAATTGTTTGTTCGCACTGAAAAACCGCTTGTTGTTGGTACCGATGATTCACCGTTCATTGAGTTTGTTGATTTTGAAGCAATCGAACAGGAAGCAATCGAACAGGTTGCTGATAATAATGGTGTCGAAGTTTCTGAGGTTCAGGAAAATCGTGACGATTATGAAGATGAGATCGATGAAGCACGCTGGGAAATTGAAGCGGATACTGAAAATGAATTAATGTCTGCTATTGAAACTGTAGCAAATCGCTACGATGGTATGGATGCTGCTGAGCTGTACGGTGCTGTTTCTGAGCTCGCACTAGAAGGAACAACATCTTCCGAGCTTGAACAACTACTCAGAGAGCAAGAGCAACTATCATATGCTGAAGACCGTGATACTGGTGCACTGGCTGGATTTCATGCACTTGCTGAAATTATTCAAGAGTTGGGTTTTGATTCAATCATTTTGAAAAATGCAAATGAGCGGTTTTCAAATATGGATATGGTTGACGGTACCGCGCATATCCATATTTTTGATGCGAATAATACCAATATCAAGTCTGTTGAAAACCAAGGAACTTTTGATCGTCAAGACCCCAACATCTTCAAACAACGCGAACGTGGATACTACGAACCAAGTCGCTCACTGATCCGTCTCACTGAGGCTGCGGATCTGTCAACATTCCTTCATGAGTTCGCACACTTCATGTATGAAATGGAGTTACAGACCAATAGTGACACGATTCAAAGCATTAACAACTGGTACAAACGTAACAGTAAAGATGTGGTGAAAGAGGCTCAGAGTTACCTTGAGGATTTCACCGGTAATATCTCTGAACAAGATGTCATCACTTTCCTAGATGTGGGTACAGTTGGTCAGAAGTCAAAGGACTCAGCGATTCGTCGTGCTGTGCATGAACAGTTTGCTCGTGGCTTCGAAACCTATTTGATGGAAGGTAAGGCACCCAGTGTTGAATTGCGAAACGCTTTCCGTACATTCGCAAGATGGTTAACTCAAATATACAAGGCTGTACGCGGTCAATTAAACGTCAAACTTGATGATCAAATGCGTCAGGTGTTCGACCGGCTCTTAGCAACTGAAGAACAAATTGCAGCCGCTGAAGCCCGTGCGCAATATTCCCCCATGTTCAACGATGCAACCATGTCTGGAATGACTGAGCAGGAGTTTGAAAAATACAAAGCTCAGCAGCAGCGGATGAAGGATAAAGAAACTGAGTCGCTACGTGACAAGTTAATCAAAGAAATCACACGCACCACCAAGGCTCAGTGGAAAGAAGAAAAGCAAGACATAATTGATGAGCAGCTTGTTGATCTTCGCAACGAACCGGTGTACCGCGCGATTGAAGGTTTGCGTTCGGGAGAGGTTAAACTTGATCATGCCACCGTGAAAGAAATGGTCGGCTTTGAGCGCACTGACAAGCGCGGTCGCACATCAACTCGTGTGCCAGATCAACTACGCAACATGACAGCGAAGGGTGCCAAAGGTGTACACCCGGACGAAGCTGCTGCATTTTACGGCTTCGGTTCTGGTGCTGAAATGCTTGATACAATTATCAACGCTGAACCTATCGGTGACAAGGCTGCGAATAACGCCGAGACAATCATGCTCGAGCGTCACGGTGATCTCATGAACGACGGTACCATTCAACAGCAGGCTGATGAAGCGTTGCAGAATGAAGAACGTGGTAAATTGATTCTTCAGGAATTGAAAGCACTTCGCAAAGGTACCAATGCACCAGCGTTGGATCGTGCGACCATTAAAGAAATGGCTGAGGAAAACATAGCTAAGCTGAGCTATCGTCAAATATTCCCTCAGAAGTATCGCAAGGCTGAGATTCGCGCAGCTCAGGAAGCTGCTGTTGCATTGGCTGCTGGTGACAAGGAAGCTGCTGCGCAAGCTAAAGCACGTCAGGTTCTCAATTATTATCTGGGCATGGCAGCAACTAACGCACGGAATGAAACACTGAAGATCGTTGACCGTATGTCACGCTACAACAAGAAGCGTGTGCGTGAAGAAATCCAGAAAGTTGAGAACGGATACTGGGAGCAGATCAATAAGATTCTTGGTCGCTTTGAATTCCGTAAATCAGCGACACTTAGACAAGTTGATGAAGTAAACCAAGACATCAACACATGGATGAAAGAGCGCATGGAAATCGACGGTGACGCACTCGTGCTCTCACCGGTGGTGTTGAATGAAACCTATGTCACACATTGGAAGAACGTGCCTCACGGTGAGCTGCAAGGCGTTAATGACTCTGTGAAGAACATTGAGCATGTTGCCAGGTACAGCAACCGCATGACGCGCATGGGTGAAGAAATGGACTTCCGCAAACTGGTTGATCGTTGGGTCAATCATATGAACGATGTTCAGCCGAACCGATTCCAGCCACAACGTACTGACGTTGTTCAAGGTCGAAATTGGGGTCGTTGGGCGATGGCTCAGATGACCAAGATTCCTTACATGGCGTCATGGCTTGACGGGGGTGAACGTGTTGGATTGAGTCACGACATCCTGATGCAACCTTTCACTGACGCGGCTGATGCTGAGATCAAGTTGTGGGAAGATGTGGGTAACATTGTACTCGAGTCCATTGAGGGTCGCAGCAAAGAAGACATTAAGCGTCATAATCGTAAAGTGTATATCTCTGAAATCAAGGATGAAAACAACGACGGTAATCTGATGGGTCATCAGATACTCGCGGTTGCATTGAACACCGGTAACCAAGGCAACTTGCGTAAAATGTTACTGGGTGAGGGTTGGGCTCAACCAGATAATGACGCTCAGATCACACTGCAAAATCCAAAGCTGCAAGCTGTTCTGAAGCACATGACCAAATCTGATTGGGACTTGGTACAGTTGATCTGGGATCAAATGGACAAACTGTATCCTCAGTTGGCAGAAGTACATCGCCGCACGACCGGGTTGGTGCCGCCGAAGGTTGACGCTGCACCGGTGGAGACACCGTTCGGTACGTTCAAGGGTGGTTACTACCCTGTGAAATATGATGCCAATCGTGACCACAGGGCTGAGCTCAATGAAGACAAGTTGAACGCTCAGACTGAATCCATGTTCAGTACTATCGGTAGTATCCAAGCATCAGTGAACGCCAGTGCAACCAACGAACGTACTAAATACTACGCACCGATCCGATTGAGTCTCGATGTGGTACCTGGTCACTTTCAAGAGACGATTCATTACATCACACACCATGATGCTGTGCGTGAGGTGAACAAGCTAATTCGTAACAAGTCAGTTGCTGAAACGATCAAAGCAAAACTTGGACCAGAAGAGTTCGCACAGTTGAAACCGTGGTTGAATGATCTCGCCAAAGACGGAAAAGAAGCACCAACTAAAATGTTCTGGGATGACATGCTCGGGCGTCTACGTTTTGGTTTGACATTGGGTACTATGGGTTTCCGTGTCACTACCGGTCTGATCCAGCTATCAGGCATGTCGAACACTATCGCTGAGGTCGGTCTGAAGCCAGTGTTGCAGTCAGCCAGAAGTATTCTGGGAAGTCCATCGACTATGCGTGAGGCATGGGATTTCGCGAACTCCAACTCCAAAGTGTTGAACCATCGCACGAAAACGATGGACCGTGAAATCAAGAACGCTATGACCAAGCTTGCTGGGAAGCGCGGCATGCTTGCTGCTGTACAAGAAGCTTCAATGAAGCACATTGCGTACATTCAGACCTTCATGGTTGATCTGCCAAGCTGGTATGCTGCATACATTCAGAAGCTGGATGAGACAGGTGATGTGCAAAAAGCGTACCAATACGCTGATTGGGTTGTTGAAAATGTCCAGGGTTCAGGTATGACTAAAGACATGGCACGGATAATGCGTGGTCAATCAGAAAGTGGTAGAATGTTCACGATGTTTATGACTTTCTTCAGTTCCTTGTGGAACTTGGAAAGAGACGTAGTGAAAGGTGCTAGATCTGGCAGGTACTCGGTAACATCAGTTGCGGCTAAATTGATGTTTCTATTCAGTATTCCTGTACTGTTTGAAATGCTGCTGCGCGGTGAGTTTGATGAAGACGATGAGCCCGAGGAAGCATTGCAGCAGATACTGACTAAAACAGCATCATTCCCTGTACAATCAGTACCCTTTGTGCGAGACATTGTAAACGGTGCTACTGGGGAATTTGGATACAATATATCACCGATTGCATCAGTGCTTGAAGCAGGTACTCGGTCGGTTCCTGAGTTAGCGACACGACCGTTTGCCGATGAAGAAATCACCAAGTCTCAAGCGAAAGGTGCGAGTAAGGTGGTAGGTGCTGCGTTTGGTATACCTGGTGTTAATCAGACTTGGGCGACAGGTGAGCACTTGTATGAAGTACTCGAAGACGGTGAGGATTTCACAGTGCGAGAATTCTTATTCGGTCCAGAACGAGACAAGTAAGGTTTAAATTATGACGGTCAATAGTAATACTACAGTGTCTGGACCATTCTCAGGCAATGGTGTGACAACGAATTTCAGTTTCAATTTTAGAATTGAAAGTTCTGATGATATTGTCGTATATAAGAAAGACGCACAAGGAATAGTCACACAGTTAGGATTGACTTCAAACTATACGCTAACTGGTGTGGGTGATGATGACGGTGGTGTGGTAGTGTTGAATTCAGCCTTACCAGCAGATGAAGAGTTATTCATTCGTGCGAATTACATAGCGACACAATTGACTGATTTTGATAGTCAGGGTGGTTTTTTTCCTGATGTTCATGAAATGTCATTTGATAAATTAACATTCCTAGTACAGCAATTATATAATCGATGTTTAATTAATTCCGAAGAAGATTTTGTTGGTAGCTCTTTGAATGTGCTACCACCTTTTACAGCAGGCGCAGTGCTTGTTAGACAACCCGATGGGTCGTTTGCAAACTCTACACTATCATACTCTTTAAATGATGATGCAATTATAGCAAGTGATTACTCAGCAGCCAGAGGTATAGTTACCGTTGGTTTAAATGATGGTACTTACATATGGATCAATGGTTATAGTCATCCGTGGATAAAGAAAACTGGTTGGGCGGCATTGGGTGCTGTTGACAACGGCTTATACCTTGTACCAAATGATTATAATGTATCAACAAACGATGTGTATTTTCAGTCAACACAGTCTACACCCAGTATAGACATATTCGGTGCCGAATTAGATGGTTCTACAAACGACCTGCAAGCGCACAAAAAAGCAAGCGCATGGGCTGATTACATCGGTCAAGGTGTTGTTGTAACCATGCCTAGCACGAATAAATCAGGAAATCAATCAGTAATGCGGATTGACGCTAGTTCGGATGGAGACCAAGTGAATTGGTCTAACTTCTTGACTTATGATTCTGGTAAAAACTCCTATAAAGCATTACCAATTATTCTAGTGGATCACGCAGATACTTATTTTTTTACAGAAGAAACAAGTTCTGCTGACGCTCGCACTTCAGGTTTTGGTATCAACGGTATTGAAATCAAAGGTTACAACGCGTCAACATCACAAAGATGGGATAACGACACTACAGGAGGAGAAAGGAACGTCTCTGAACTTTGGCTTTGTAATGACGCTCAACCACAACTAACTAACTACAAGATGCGTAACGCAGTGAATCTGCTGCACTCAGTCAGCACCCGATCTGGCAACTTCCCAGAGCAGATTAACCTAGTAGGATCGGTGTCAGATTATGATGTCGCGGTTTTGATAGATGAGTCAGGTAGCGGCACAGGATCACACGAACATGCTAATATTGATTTAGTTATTACCCAAGGAAAGAAAACATCTACAGTAGATGCCTGTATTAAGATCGTTAATGGTGCCAACTTGTACAGATCAAACGTCAAGCTGAGGGGTAGAGCCAACGATTCTGGAGTAACAGGAGCGATTATCTGGGTTGATGGTACTGGATCTACTTTCAAGAATAACACCAAAATAGACATAGCTTTGGATCGATCTGTAAATACTGATCTCCTTCGCAGTACAAATGACGGGGAGATTTCCAGAAACCAAGGGACTATAAACGGAGATTCAGGCTCATACTCTCTAGGTACTGATGATTTCTTCCAGAATAATATTCTAAGTTTGGGTCAGGAAGGTGTTGAGATTGATGGGCAAGCTGCTCCGGGAGCTTTCCAGAACCAAACCACAGTTATGGTAGCTAGCAGGGCAGCGGCTAATCCCCTAGATATGTATATGGAGGATGTTAGTGAGAAGGGTCTCATTGTAGAGGACACAGTTCAAGGTATCCTACATGGTAGACACTTCGGCAACTCCACCGATAAAAACACTTATAGAGTTGTAAGTATTACTTACTACTGTGCTACCGCGCCAAGTGGCAATACTAATTCTGGATGGGCTATGCGTATAAATAACGCGACAATGTCTGGAGGAGCTGCGGCTGTACTGGATTTCACTATACCGGATGGTTCATCTAGTGGGATTCTATTTTTAGACGATAGCTCAGATCTATTAGCTGATCACGAGTTTAATGAATCGTGGTTCGATGGGCCTCTCACAGTAGCGAGCAGACCTCTTGTAGCAAGCACAAGAAACGACGGTACAGCTCCGACTGATCTTTATCTTAAATTTGCTTTAGCCAAGGTGAAGTAAATGAGCCAGGAAAAATTAAACCAGTTAGAACTTCAACTAGACAATCACATAAAAGAATGCGACGAGCGATTCAGTCGTATCGATGAACGTACTGAGAAATTAATCGAGTCTCAAGAACGATGCACGGTTGCTCTTGAGAAGTTGACTGAAGACACAAGTGGTGTTGTTGCCCTGTATAATAACGCCCAGGGTGCAGTTGCTACAGGTATCAGTATTCAGAAGTTTGGACTGTGGTTACTTAAATGGCCTCTGATCGGTGCTGGTTTATACGCGGTATATGAGTGGTTCATTAAGCATTTACCCACTTAAAAGAAATTCACATCCAGATCATTGTTGGTGATGCCTGAGCGGTACCTTTGTAGCGCCGCTTTTAATCCTTCTTGATTGTCGTTCTTACGCTCGATAGCGTCAGCTACTGCTAGATCCACTGTATCACGACAAAGTATCCTGATGATCGATACAGGCTGGGTCTGACCTTGACGATTGATACGGCCATTCATTTGCTCATAAAGCTCGAGACTCCAGTTCATTCCGAACCAAACTAAGATGTGACCGCTTTTCTGCAACCCGTCGATACCGTGACCCATTGACGCAGGGTGTCCAATGAGTAATTTAATTCGACCTGAGTTCCAGTCATCAATCACTTTACCGGTGTTCTTCGATGCTGTTTTGGTGAGGTTCACTGGTCGTAATGATTTAAACTTCTTCATTATGCGCTCAGCATCACTCTTGAACGTGTAACTACACAGTATAGGTTGACCCCCAGCTTCTTCCAATACATCAGAAAGAGCATCAAGCTTCACGTCATGAAGCGATTCGTAATCACTTGTATCACCGATGTAAGGCGTACCGTTGCAGAACTGTAGGCATTTATTGGAAACACTGGAGCGGCTAAACAGCTCGATCTCACGACCGTTGTCGAGCATGGTGAACATGTTCTTCTCAACTTCAGCATATGCCTTGCGTGCTTTCTCAGGTAAGTCCACCATGAGATTTGTCACATTACAGTCAGGCATATCCAGGTAATCTTTGGCATCCATCTTCTTTGTGATGTCGCTAATGTGATGCTCGATCCACTGCTTCCCTTCTTCAGTTGGTTCGTAGTTCCAACCGTTGTAATCACTCGTGAAGTAGCTGTCTTTGTAGTGAGTAATGTATTCACCCAGGCGCTTACCACCGTCGACTGCCAAGTACTGACCGTGTAGATCAAGGTACCCGTTACTCGCAGGTGTACCTGTGAGACCGATGCGATATTGAAACTGGTTGATCATCTTACGCCAACCAGTAATCTTTATTTTGTGAGTGGTCCCCCATCGATCCTTGCGATCACGCGTACCGCCTGCCATTCGACGTGTGGTGCTGTTCTTCAGCTTTGATACTTCATCATAGACGACCATTTGAAAAGGTAGCGGTTTACCCTGACTCAGATAGTAATGATCCAGTGTTTCAGCGAGCCAATTCATATTCTCGTAATTGCAGAGAAACAAATCAGCATCTGCAAATAATGCACGAGTACGTTTTTCTTTGGTTCCATGCATGACACTGCATCTTAAGTGTTTTGTGTGTTCCCACTTCTTACACTCACGATCCCACACAGATTGCACCACGCGCAACGGTCCGAAGATAAGCACCTTGGTGACCTGACCAGCGCGCATTCGGTCGACAATAGTCGTCAGTGTGGTTGGTGTTTTTCCCAGACCCATACCCAACCACAACATTGAATCGTCGTGATGCAACATATGCAACACGCATTCTTTTTGGTAATCATGGAGTTGTTGTGGTTTTAATAATTCATTCATCTTTGTGTACTTTTCTGTGAAGCCAAATAGCAGACCAGCAACCAAGTGTTCCACCTGTGCCGTGTGCAAATCCTAAAATGATGAGTCGATCCCACCCGTTGTTGGCGATATCGAGTACACCAATGCCAAACCCTGCGAGCTCACAATACGCCATGATGTAACTGACAATCGGTATCGACCAGAATTTATTGAACACTACATTACGTTGTTGAAATGCTTTCGCGAAAACGTAGAAGAATGTTATACAGAATATGAGGAATGCGGGTCCCATTTTTCAAAGATGCCTTCAAGGTGTTGAACTTCATTGGTTAGGTCGTCGAGTGTGCCGTTATTATCCACCCAGATCATTGACTGGTGGTCGCACTTTATTTTCATAGAAGGTTCTTCTGGATGCCGGTCACTGGCGTCGACCCAGACGACGTGATCGAACAGTTCCCGAGACGCTTCGTATTCTAAGTTGCATCGCATACCGACATACATGTCACACTGACTTAAGATGAGTTTACAGAGTGATGCTTTGTCTGGAGTATTGTAAAGCGTGATGAGTTCCTTCCATAACTCACGACAGCCTGACCGGTCGCTGAAAGCTTCTTCTTTGTCACAGTACTTGTACTCAGTAGCAACATCTAAAGCAGGCCAGATCGCATCCAATGCTGCACGACTGGATGAATTAAATGTCAGTCCGAATTTCTCAGCTATCAATTCAGCAACGGTGTCTTTACCGTGACGACCATGACCGAGTATGAGTAACTTTTTCTTATCAAATTGATGAAATGTTTCCACTAAGTGTGGATCATCACATTGAATATCGTTCTCAATCATACCTTATAAACCTTTGTTTCAGGTTGATACTTATATCCATTGACTGCTTTGATCAATCCTTTTTGTATTTGATCCCGCACCTCTTCAACACTGAGGGTGCGTCGACCGACATTACCATACTTGCGGCTGCGATCCACCCTAGTGATAGATTGTCGTGATCGCCAACCACCATTGTGTGCATACAGATCTTTATTGGCTAAATTATTCCATGACTCTATCAGCACGCCAGGGTGTTCTTTACTGGTGAAGCCGTGATGTACATGACCCACATCAATATATCTGAATCGTGCTTCACCCCAGTCTTCAGCGTAGTCGGTTGCCATGACTTTTGCTAAACGATCAGGTTTGCATTTATCACTGCGATGCGTCATGACAAATGTGTCATCCATGCGGTAAGGGATGAACACGTTACTGTTCTTGAGTACATGAATTCGATCATCACCCTCGTAAACAGCATTCAATAACCGTGCCATCCAGATATCATTCGTGCGACTATGGTTACCTTGGTTAACAATCACATCGACATGTCTGAACTTGGTCAACGCTGACTCAAGGATGAATCGCATCAATGGTATGTAGTAATCGATCATCTTAGGGAATCGACCGTCGTAATCTAAAACGTGACCGGATGCTTCCGTG